CGGACTGGATGGGGAGGCCTGCCAGAAATTATTTAATAATCAACGCGATGATGCGACGCAATGTGATACATCAGGACACAAGTATAGCCAAGAAGACATGCCACAAAATCCCGCGGCATTACTCTTGTGAACCACATCGCCACTCTCCTATAATCACTTTATATTCAGGCGGAGGCGAGCGAGCGGGTGTGGGTGCAGGCGGCAGGCGCGAGGGGGCGGGTAGAAAGCCTGGACTGCTGTGGCGCGGCTCGAACGCGGTATCCGAACAATCGCGCGCACAGGTCGAGATTCTTCAACGTGAGCACGACGCGGACCCCCGCGGGTTCCTGGCTTCGGTGATGAACGACCCGGCAATCGACCTGCAAACACGCCTCAGTGCTGCATGTGCGCTGATGCCGTTTTGCTATCCGAAGCTCTCGGCCCAGGCGATCGTCAGCACGAAAGTCGAAAGCGTGGACCCTGGTGTTTTGATCCGCACCATCAACGAACGGCTGTCGCGGATTGCCAGCGGCGGAAATACCATCCGCCAAACAGGCGAAGAAAAGCCAGGGAAACCGGGCACCGAGTCGCCCAGCGAAGCCTCGGCCCACACGGCGGCCCACATTTCGAGCGATGGGGTGGCACCATGACAGCCCTCGCGATGGCTGCACTGCCCCCGGCGGAACGCGAGCGGTTGCTTGCCACACTGACGCGCGCTGAACTGGATGCGCTGCCCTACACGTGGGCTTTCTGGGCACGTCCGGACCAGATGCCGCCACCACCGTTGAAGCATGAACTGCTGGGCACTGTCGCATGGCGGTTTTGGCTGCTTTTGGCGGGGCGTGGAGCCGGGAAAACACGGTCGGCGGCCGAGTGGGTGCGCGATGCCGTCGAGAGCGGTAGGCGCCGCTCTATCGGGATTATTGGCCCAACGGCTGACACCCTGCGCCGTGACATCGTGGAAGGCGAGAGCGGGCTAATCCGCATATCGCCCCCGTGGTGCCAGGCGGTGCATGAACCGTCGCAACGGCGGATTGTGTGGCCGAACGGAGCCGTCGCCTACCTGCTGTCATCAGAGGAACCGGACCGGGTGCGCGGGCCGAACCTAGACGGGTTCTGGGGTGACGAACTGACATCATGGGCGAACGCGCAAGCCTGTTGGGACAACCTGCAATTCGCGTTGCGGATCACGGGGCCGAAAGGCGACGCGCCGGCCGGCGTCATCTCTACCACGCCGAAGCGCCACGCCTTGCTGCGGGCGATCATGGCGGACCCGGCAACGGCTATTACCCACGGCTGCACTTTTGACAACGCCGCAAACCTCGATGCCGGCGCGCTCGCTGCCCTGGAACGTCGCTACGGCGGCACCAGCTTGGGCCGGCAGGAGTTGATGGGCGAACTGCTAGAAGACGCTGAAGGCGCCTTGTGGCAGCGCGACCAGCTTGACGCATGCCGCGTGCACACTCTGCCTGAGATGCGCCGTATCGTGGTTGCCGTAGACCCGGCAGGTGGCAGTTCGAAACGCTCCGACGAAACCGGGATAGTCGCGTGCGGCGTGGCCCTCGACGGGCGCGGCTACGTCCTGGCTGATGCATCCGGCAGATACACCCCGGACGGCTGGGCGCGTGCTGCGGTGAACCTCTATCGCTCACTGAAAGCTGACCGCATCGTTGCCGAACAGAACTACGGCGGCGCGATGGTCGAAGCGACAATACGCGCGGTTGACGGTGCGGTCCCGGTAAAGATGGTTGTCGCATCACGCGGAAAGCAACTCCGAGCCGAGCCGGTATCAGCGCTTTACGAGCAACGCCGCGTCTCTCACATCGGCAACCTACCGGAACTTGAAGATCAAATGTGCGGCTGGAATCCAGCAGAAAATGGGCCATCCCCTGACCGAGTTGATGCGCTAGTTTGGGCCTTAACCGAACTGATGGTTGAGGAACAGCCGCGTGGGATGCATGTCTACAGCTTATTCGACGGTCGTCTTCTTTATGACGCGAACAAAGAAGACGCAGACGACGGAGAATACGAACGCCGTCAAAGTTCGGGTTGTTTTTCAATAAGGAGCTTCCACTAAATGCCTGCACAAATAGACGAATCGATTATTCGCCGCGCCCGTGACGCCATCGCCTCGGCCGGCGAACGGCATACCGCAGCGGTTGCGCGAACCGCAGCATGCGCGGCGGCTGCGTCCGCGGCGGAACGCCAGCACGATGCAGCACTGGCTGATGCTGCTGCGGGCGGTGACGGAGACCACGTAGCAGCACACGCCGCAATGGTAGCAGCCCAATCCGCGCACCAGGCGGCGATACGGTTTCAGGCGGCTACGCTGGCCGCACGGGATGCGGCAATTGCAGCGGAACGGAGAGCGCATGCGGAGGCGGCTATGCCGGTGTTGCGTGAGGCGGTGCAGAATCGCATCGACGCGGCGCAGCGGTATCAGGCGGCGTGCGCGGCGGCTTTCCTCGCCTGTTCTGACTTTGATGCTGCGGCCGAGGGGATCCGTATCGCGCAAGCGTCGGGTTTAGATCTGCAGGGCGCGCAGAACAAGGTTGAGCGGCATACCGTGCACATCCAGCAACACGGCGCGATGCCGAGTTGGGCGTTGCGACCGTTGCCTGACCCGGAAGCCGAACGCGCGCTTTGGGAGGGTGTAATTAATGCGTGAGCATCCTGGTTTTGCCGCCAAGATCACCGACGCGGCGGAACGATTCACCGCTTACCGTTCGGAGCAGGCGGCGGCTGAAGCGGCTGAAATTGAGGCGCGCGCCAAGCTGCGGCCGAACGAGGTTTCCCGTTACGATCGGGAGGGGATCAACAAGAATCGTGAGGCGATCATTCGGGGCGAAATGGTTTGCACCGACCTGCATCTGTCTCGATGAACACCGCGCGCGACGGGCGGGAGCATGACCGAATTCGCGCCGCCTCACTCGGCCAGTGGCGTTACGAACCCCGAGGGCCGGCGGCGGTGCATGAGGTCCTCACCGCGCGGCCGGCAATTCTACTTTGTTCAATAGGAGTATTCCATGAGTGACACGCAAGAATCGACACTGCCCGCGACCGATCCGAATTTCGCCGCGGAGAAAATCGAGCGTAACATCAACGGCTCTACCATCCCGTGCACGAAGATCACGTTCGGCCCGAAAGCGCGTGTGATGGTGACGCGCGAAACGACGCTGGGCGACGAATTCGACCTGATCGCGCTCGCCGGCGACCTGGCGAATAACGACCGTTGGATGCTGCTGGCGGGCCTGGCTTACTCCATCGTGGAACTGGATGGCACGCCGCAGCTTACGCCGACGAAGCCGGGACACATCAAAACTACGCTGACGAAGATCGGCAACGATGGTTTGCGGGCCTACGTGCAGGCGGTGACTTCGTTGTCGAAAGGCGAGTCGGAGATCAAAGAACTTGCAAAAAACTAAGTCGGCGCCCTCGGTTTCGCGACGTGATCGCGTTGGTGAAATTGGGGGTGCCCTATCACGTGGCCGAGTCCTGGCCGGCCGACCGGCGCCTTGCGGCGATGGTGGTGTTCGGGGAAGTGAGTGGCCGGGTGTTCGATTGGGATGCGTTCAGGTGGGCGCCTGAATGAAATTCGCGTCCATACCGGAATTCGTGGCCTTCCTCCGCACCCGGCCGGCGGCGGTAGAGGTGGCGCGGCGGCGCGGGATGGAGGCTGCGGCCGAAACATTCCAGACCACGGCCCGCGATATGATAGGCGAGGAAATTCCTTCGTGGGCAGACCTGGCGCCTGCCACGGTGGGGGAGAAGGCGCGGCTGGGATATCGGGGGCACGTGAGCGACACCGACCCGTTGCTGCGGACCGGCGAGCTGCGTGCATCGATCCACGGCACGGTCGACGGCATGCGGGTTGTGTTGGGGACGGATGACGTGGTGGCCGAGTGGCAGGAATTCGGCACGGCTCGCATTCCGCCCCGCCCGTTCATCGCCCCCACGGTGCACAACGGCGCACCCGAGGCGGCGCACCTGATCGCCAACCACGAATTAGGCGCGGCGATGGGGCTACGCGGCCCCCTGAAGCCGGTGCAGCGGCGAGACGGGGAGCGCGACTAAGTGACGATCCCGGCCAGCGCCAAGCCCGTCCACGCGGCCACGAAGGCGATGATCGCCAGAAGGCCGGCCACGGCCAGGGCGCCGATTCCGTTGAGAAGCAGCAAAAACGGGCCTGGGCTTTTGCCTTCCCGGTCGAGAGCAATGGCCGCGTGCCGCGCGATGAAATACGGGAGATAGTTCATGGTCGAGACCTACTCAGTCGAAGCGTACCTGGAATGGAAAACCAACGTTCCGACCGTGCTTCGTCAACTGATGTCCGCCTTCGA